ATATATCTGCTGACAATTCAGTTTTATTAATGTGGGTTATTGACCCTATGTTAGACCTTGCATTTGATGTAATAGAATCCTGGGGTTTTCAATATAAGACCGTAGGTTTTACTTGGGCGAAAACAAATAAAACTAATATGGGTATGTTTACCGGTTTAGGATATTGGACTAGAGGCAATCCAGAAATGTGTTTACTTGCAACAAAAGGTAAACCAAAAAGAATTAATAAAGACGTAAAACAATTAGTAGTATCACCAAGAGAAGAACACTCAAAGAAACCTTTATTACATAAAGAAATAGAAAGACTTGTACCTGGCCCCTACATTGAATTGTTTGCGAGAAAAAAACCTTATGATAATTGGGATTATTGGGGTAATGAAGTATGAAAATTAGATATTACAAAAGAATAGATGGTTGGCGATGGTTAGGTTTTCTATTAGCAATGATAGGTGCTTTTATATTATCTAATGCAGATGTTGAAACTCAATGGATGGGGTGGGCAATTGCCACAATGTCTTGTAGTATTTGGATTTATATGGGAATAAAAGATAAAGATATACCAAGAGCGCTAATGGAACTTATGTATTTACTATTAGCATTAAGGGCTATATATAATTGGGTTATATGATTATAGATTTATTACTGGTTGCCTTATTCATAAAAATGTGTTATATTTTACCCTTATTTTTATTATGGAAATGGAATAATGAAGACCCTAACTAAAGAAGAAGCACTACATTGTGCTAATGTATTTACAAATTATTTTGGTCAGTTTAATCGTATAGACCAATATATGCGTGACCAGAAAATGGCACAAATAGAAACTATACCAACACCACTTCCTGGTATGGGTTTAGATTCAGATATGTTTAGTGATTTTGATTTATCACCTGAAGTTATGGATTTAGAAGTTGTTGAATTAAATAATGATACTTGGGACACCTGTATTAATATGATATCAAGTCATAGTAATATGGTTTCTATACCAGGTAAAACATTAAAACTTGCAGTAAAAGAAAAGAACACAGGCAAGTTTGTAGGTTTTATGAGATTTGGTTCTCCTGTAATTAATTGTAAACCTAGAAATACTTTGTTAGGTAATATACCTGAACTTACATCATTTAACAAAACTTCTATTATGGGTTTTGTGATTGTGCCTACACAACCATTTGGTTTTAATTATCTAGGTGGTAAATTATTGGCCGCTCTATGTTGTTCTCACGAAGTTAGAGAAAAACTAAACAAAAAATATAATATGAATTTAGTAATGTTTGAGACTACTAGTTTATATGGCAATAGTAAATCTGCTAGTCAATATGATGGTATGAAACCTATGTTAAAATATAAAGGTTTAACTGATAGTGATTTTATACCAATGATACACGGCAAACCATTTAAAGATTTACAAAATTATGTTGAGAGTAGAACTGGTCATTTAGTACCAGAAAATGCCTCTAGTAGAAAACTTAAATTAACAAATGCAATTATTGGTTTAATAAAAAGGTCAATAGATGGTGATGATTTAAAAACTTTTAATAGTACAATACTCAATGCTAAAAAATTAACTGAACAAAAAAGATATTATGTATCTAATTATGGTATTGAAAATTATATTGATATAGTAAATGGTAAAACAGATAAGATTGTTAGAGCACCTAATTATGATAGATTTTATGATAATGAACTTATAGAATGGTGGCGTAAACTTGCAACTAAAAGATATTACAAATTAAAAGAAGATGGCCGTTTAAGAAAAAATTTAGAGATATGGACAAGAGACAGCGAGATAGACATAATAAGATAGATGACTTTACAAAAGAGGAAAAGTTATCTGGTGGTGCCGTATTTGAGATTGGTGTAAGGCAATCTAAAGAACATAAAGCAATTAGAAGGATAGCGGAACCTCTTATGGAAAAACATTGGAAAGATAAAGTTACCAACCTACATAGGATATATAAAGTAGCGGAGTACCTACATAAAAGAAGTAAAAGAGCAAAATGATAGAAGACATATTAAAAGATTTAAGAGAATTAAGAGACGAAATGGTACAAGCAAATTGGCCAGCACAAAGATTAAGTAATCTTATCTTAAAGTATGAAATGAAAATACAAGAAACAAAAACGGAAAGTCAAAGATTACAAGACGAATTAGAGCCAATAGATGAATGAGAATAACAATATACAAGAGATACAATGACTATATTAGCCACGATTTTCCTCCTCAGGAGCTTGACAATATTAAGGAAGTATTGTATAGTCTAAATATAAAATGGTATACAATAAGTTATACAGAAAAGGAAATGATAGAATATGAGCGATTTTTTAAAAGAGATAATAAAAGAAACAGGTAATGAGTATGCTACATTAGCAAAAGACGGTGTTGCTGGTGGTGATATAGATAGTTTTATTGATACCGGTTCTTATTCTTTTAATGCTCTTCTTTCAGGTTCAATTTGGGGTGGTTTACCAGGCAATCGTATTACGGCAATTGCTGGCGAAGCTGCAACAGGTAAAACTTACTTTGCATTAGGTGTAGTAAAAAGTTTTTTAGAAAAAACTCCAGACGCTGGTGTTATTTACTTTGAATCAGAAAATGCAATATCAAAAGATATGGTTGAAAGTCGTGGTGTTGATAGTAATAGACTATTGGTAATGCCAGTTGCAACCGTACAAGAATTTAGAACACAATCAATTAAAATTATAGACAAGTATTTGGAACAACCCGAAGATAAAAGAAAACCAATGATGTTTGTATTAGATAGTTTAGGTATGTTATCTACAACTAAAGAAATGACAGACACAGCAGAGGGTAAAGAGACAAGAGATATGACAAGGTCTCAAATTGTTAAGTCTGCTTTTAGAGTATTAACTTTAAAACTAGGTCAAGCAAATGTTCCTATGATAATGACCAATCATACTTATGATGTGATTGGCAGTATGTTTCCACAAAAAGAAATGGGTGGCGGTTCAGGTTTGAAATACGCTGCTTCATCAATCATCTATCTAGGTAAACGTAAAGAAAAAGATGGTACCGAGGTAATAGGTAATATTATACATTGTAAAAACTTTAAATCAAGAATAACAAAAGAGAATGCTCAAATAGATGTAAGACTAACTTATAAAACTGGTCTTGACAGATACTATGGTCTTTTAGAATTGGCTGAACAAGCAGGTATATTTAAGAAAGTATCTACAAGATATGAAACACCAGCAGGTAAGGCGTTTGGTAAATCTATTAATTCAGAGCCAGAAAAATATTTTACAGATGAGGTATTAACAAAGATAGATGAATACACAAAACAAAAATTCACCTACGGACAAGACGAAGAATAAGAGATACGTATTTGCTCAAAAGCAAGGTGACGAATACTCTTGTATCAAGTTAACAGAGGGTAAATTTAGAGGCGTAATATACCATTATGGTAAAGTCTCTTTTGCTCCTGAAACTGAATTAAAAGATGGTAAGTTACCTATGAAGTTTGATTATACCGTAGCATTAAATCCTACTGAACACGTATTATATGATAATCAAGAGTTTATTGATTACATAGGTGATATATTATTAGAGTTATTAGACCAACAATTAAAAGAAGGCAAATTAGATAATGCAAAGTGATAGAATAGAACATACTATATTAAGTAATCTATTTTACAAAGAAGAGTATGCCAGAAAGGTATTACCTTTCTTAAAGAATGATTATTTTGTTAATAGAATAGAACAAGTAATGTTTAATTCTATATATGATTTTATTACAAAGTATAATAATGTTCCTACAAAAGACGCAGTATTAATTGAAGTTGCTCAAAGAAAAGATATTAATGAAACTGAACACTCACAAATAAAAGATTACATTAATACTATTACAGACCAAGAAACAGATGAACAATGGCTATTAGATACTACTGAAAAGTGGTGTAAAGATAGAGCCGTGCATAATGCAGTATTAAGTGGTATTAAAATTCTTGATAACAAAGATAAGACTAGAACACCAGAGTCAATACCTGGTATTTTATCAGACGCATTAGCAGTTTCTTTTGATAATCATATTGGTCACGATTACCTAGAAGACGCAGAAAATAGATACGAATGGTATCATACCAAAGAGAAAAGGTTTCAATTTGACCTTGATTATATGAATAGAGTTACCAAAGGTGGTATACCAGCAAAGACATTGAATATTGCATTAGCAGGTACCGGTGTTGGTAAATCTTTGTTTATGTGTCATTGTGCTAGTACATTTTTAACGCAAGGTTTAAATGTATTGTATATTACTTTAGAAATGGCAGAGGAAAGAATTGCAGAAAGAATAGACGCAAATTTATTAGATGTTTCTATGGATGACCTACACGTAATGCCAAAAGATTTATATGATAATAAACTTAAAAAAATATCAGATAAGACTTATGGTAAATTAATTATTAAAGAATATCCAACGGCGTCTGCTCACGCAGGCCATTTCAAGGCATTATTTAATGAACTAGCTTTAAAGAAATCATTTAGACCAGATGTAGTGTTCATAGACTATTTAAATATATGTGCTTCAAGTAGATTTAAAGGTGGTAATGTTGGTTCTTATTTTTACATCAAAGCAATTGCTGAAGAGTTAAGAGGTCTTGCAGTAGAATTTAATGTACCTATCTTTAGTGCTACACAAACAACTAGAACTGGTTATACCTCAACTGATATTGGTTTAGAAGACACCTCTGAATCTTTTGGTTTACCAGCAACAGCAGATTTTATGTTTGCTTTAATTTCTACTGAAGAGTTAGAAGCTCTAGGTCAGATGAAAATTAAACAACTTAAAAATAGATACAATGACCCTAGCGTCAACAGGTCATTTATCGTAGGTGTTGACCGTGCAAAAATGAGACTATATGATGTAGGTCAAACTGCTCAAACAATTGTTGACAGCAATCAAAAAAACGTAGAACAAAAAGAGGTCGCATATGATAAGTTTAGCGACTTCAAGTTATAATGCCAAAAAAGAAAACACAAAAAGTTAGATTCCACAAAGGTGATAGAAGGCCAGCACAAACAATGAAAATGAAACTAGAATATTCTACTGAAATGAAAAAACAAGGTAAGAAAATTTTATGGTGTGTCAGAGAAGCACCTACAAATAATATAGTGGCAAAATATTTCTTTGAAGAAGACGCAGAAAAATTAGCCAATTTTCAAAATAAAAATAGAGTTTGGCAAGGCAACGGCGGAATACCTAGATTCCTCTGGAACTATTAGTTGCCAAAACCTCCTAAATAGTGTAAGGAGAGACTATGGCAGATTCACCAAAAGCAACAGAAACAGCACAGGCATTATTTTGCGCTATCGTAGATAAGCGTGGTAAAAAGTTTAAACTTACCCCTGATAATAAACCAGACCCCGAAGAGTATAAAGATTTTAAAAAAGATTGTCTAAAAGAAATGAAAGAAGTCTTTGACAATAGTAAACTAGACGCTCCAGGTGTTTCATTTAAAATGGTTGATGACTTATTATTAAAAGATAATTCTTGGTATAAATCTTCAGTCTTTATTGCAAATAAAGTTTTTGACGTAATAGAAAACTTTGCCGGTAATCAATTAAAATCAAAAATTAAAAGTAAAGGTTTGGATTTATATTACGCAAGAGGTGACCAGGCTGTAATGGAAAGTATTACTAAAATATTTAAAAAGGTCAAAACTCTTGCAGAAAAAAGAAATGATGACAAGTATAGAGAGGGTGTAAAACCTATTATACCTGGTGACTTAAACAAATGGTCACCTGCTGATATTTACTATGCTACAGACTTTGCTAGAACAAGTTTAATGGATATGGAAAGAACTACTGAAACAGAGCATTTAAAAAACCCAATTAAATTAGGCAAGTCTCTAGTTATAACAGGTGTTGCTAGTATGAGGCAGTTTGAAATATTTAATGCTTATATAAAATATTTAATTG